AACCATATTTCTGGACCATCTGAGTATTTTAATTTCTGGATTAGACGGAGATGAAAGAAAAACCATTGACAGCACTATGACTAAGTTAAGAACTTTAGTCGAAAGAACTGGAATAAAACTATTTTTAGTATCCCATCTACGTAGAACACAAACAGATAAGAATCACGAGGAAGGTGCTCGCGTAACTCTAGGTCAACTAAGGGGGTCCGCAGCAATTAGCCAACTTGCAGATGAAGTTATCGGATTAGAACGCGACCAACAAGAGGGTGCAATAGATCAGACAACAGTCAGAGTTCTAAAGAACAGATACTCAGGCGAAGTAGGTGTCGCATGTCAACTCAAATACAACAAACAAACTTGTAAATACGATGAAACTACGGACACAATTTTCAGTCCCAGCACAGACTTCTGAACTGAAAAAACCAAAACCACCCACAAAACAAGCAAAGAAAAAAGCACAGTTTAGGGATAAAACTTATACCGGTAAGAAATAGTGCTGGTATTTGATATTGAAACTAACGGGTTAATAAATGACGTTTCTAAGATACATTGCATTGCCACTTTCGATACCGAGACGGAAACTACCAAAGTATTTAATCATAGGTGTGACCAGTCCGGTTCAATCGAAGATGGTATCAATCAGATTATGGAAAGTCCAAGCATTGCTGGGCACAATATTATTGGTTATGATCTCCCAGTCATACGGAAGCTTACCAATAGCAGCGATTATAGTGGCGATGCTTATGACACTCTTATCCTTTCTAGGTTATATCATCCGAACTTAATGGAGATAGATAAGAAAAGGCAATGGCGACATATGCCATTACAACTTTATGGAAGACATTCACTCGAAGCTTACGGATACAGACTAGGAGAATACAAAGGAGACTTTGGTAAAACTTCTGACTGGCAAGAGTGGAGTCAAGAAATGCAGGACTACATGGTCCAAGACGTAAAAGTAACAACTAAATTATGCGAGCACTTCCGCCCTTACCTGACTGGTGCACGTTAGAACATCAGGTACAAAAAATACTTACAGAACAACAAATACATGGATGGACATTTGATGAACAAAAAGCTCAGCAACTTGAATCACATCTCAGAAGAGAGATGGAAGAACTTACTGAAGTACTTCGGAGACAGTTCCCTTACGTTGGCGGAGCGTTGTTCACACCTAAACGCGATAACCGGACACAAGGCTACGTCGAAGGATGCGAAATCCAAAGATTAAAAGAATTTAACCCAACATCAAGGGACCACATAGCATGGATACTGACGAATCGTTTAGAAGTCAAATTGAGCAAGACCACGACGACTGGGAAACCAATTATCGACGAGATTATATTGACGGAGATAGATATTCCCTTCTCGAGAGCATGTGCGAAATGTTTGACGATAAAGAAGAAGCTTGGAATGATATCCGAAGGCGTGAACGCATGGAACAAGCTTGTTACGAATAGCGGACGCATTCATCATCATTGCTCCGTAGCTACAAACACACATAGATGTGCACATAGAAATCCGAATCTGGGACAAGTTCCAGCCGGTACAGAATTTAGAGAACTATTTAAAGCAAGTCCAAAAAAGATAATGGTTGGTGCTGATTTAAGTGGTATAGAACTACGAATGTTAGCTCATTATCTTGGCAGATATGACGGTGGTCGATATGCCGACATATTACTGAACGATGATATTCATCAAGTAAATGCAGACAAAATAGGAATCACAAGACGCCAAGTCAAGACTGTCACTTATGCCTTCTTGTACGGGGCGGGAAATATAAAATTAGGACTCAGTTATGATAACTCTCTACAACCCAAGGAAGCCAGTCAAAAAGGACAAGAGATTAGAAAGGCTTACGTTGCTGCAATCGAAGGACTCTCCGAATTATTGGGAGCGGTTGCAAATAAGGCTGCTAATGGTCACATCATGGCATGTGACGGACGAAGGGTGTTGGTCGATAGCCCACACAAAGGATTAAATTATTTACTTCAATGTTCAGCAGGAGTTGTTGCAAAGCGTTGGATGGTCATTGCACATGACGCTATGATCTCTCCTCACACTCATCAACTAGCATTCGTACACGACGAATTGCAATATGAAACACATCCCGACGATGCTGACGATTTGATGAAAACACTAGAAGATTCAGCAATATTAGCTGGAGAGTACTACAAACTACGTTGTCCCATAGCAGCAGAAGCAAAAAAAGGAAAAACATGGGCTGACGTACATTAGATATGAAATTATTAATAGATTGCGACTACATAGTGTATAAATGCTGTGCTAGTGCAGAAACCGAAATGGATTTTGGTGATGACGTCATTGTTGTTACTTCTAGTTTTACTGAAGCTTATAGCTGTGTAAAAAGAGACTTAGAAAGAATCCAAAAAGACTTAGGATCATTTGACGATGAGTTGATTCTATTTTTTACAAGCCCTAATAATTTTAGGAAAAAAATTTTGCCCGAATACAAAGGTCATCGTCAGAGAAAAAAGCCTTGTGGATTTAAAAGGGTGATATCAGCACTAAGAAATGAATACAAAGTAATTCTTAAAAATACATTAGAAGCTGATGATGCGTTAGGTATTTACGCAACAAAATACCCCGGTAATATTATTGTCTCTCCTGACAAGGACATGCGACAGATTCCCGGTAAATTATATGACTTTAATGAGACAGTTGACATCACACCTGAAGATGGTGCTCGTTGGCATCTAGTCCAAACTCTTAGTGGCGACAACACAGATGGTTACTCTGGCGTACCCGGAATAGGCATCAAGCGAGCAACTAAAATTTTCACAGAGAAAGGCTACACATGGAAAGCTGTAGTCGAAGCCTTTGAAGAAAAAGATATGACTGAAGACGATGCGTTATGCAATGCACGTCTCGCGAGAATACTACAAACAACTGATTACGATCATATAAAAAAAGAACCAATACTCTGGACACCTTCACCTGATTACGAAATAAATGGAACCCAACAAAATAGCTAGAACTGGTCGAGTTCAGCAATGGATAGACAATCCCACCAATCGTCTACCGGTGTCATGCACCATCTTTAACGTCGATGATTCTATGGAGGGACCAAATGGAATCGAAGCAAGCTGGCGTTTTGTTAGCCATGCTCTACGCTTTGGAGCAGGAGTCGCAGTCCACTTGTCGGACATTAGACCAAAAGGAACAAAAACAAATAAAGGACCTGATACTCTCGTTGCGAGTGGACCAGTGTCATTCGCAAAAATCTACTCTACATTAAATGAAATTCTTAGGCGCGGGGGGACGTACCGGAATGGCGCTTGCGTTCTCCATCTTGATATTACACATCCCGATATTCTTGATTATGTCAACGTTGATCGGTCAGAACTTCCGTGGGTCAAAAGATGCGTTGACCTCACCAGAGGACAGTGGCATTCTGCGGAGCCTGAAACAAAGGAAGCAATACTTAAAGGAATTGCAAGAGGGGACATTTGGCTCAACAAAATAAAACACGATAAAAATGGAAAACGAATCAGAAGCAACGTCTGCCTTGAGGTTTATTTGCCCTCACGCGGAACGTGTCTCTTACAACATATCAATCTCGGCGCCTGTCTTATCGGCGACCTACGACCAAGTTTCCGTGAAGGCATGCAAGAACTGTGCGAGCTCCATGGTAAAACAGGTGTTGGAGCAACTGGTGAATACCTAGCTCCAGAGGTTGACAGACAAGTAGGTTTAGGAATGCTTGGTTTAGCTAACTTCCTAGCCAACAACAACATTACATATGCCCAGTTTGGCGAAGCTTTAGAAGCTGTTAATAACGGTGAAAGCTACGAGGGTTACGCGGGATTAGCTGCACGCGAACTTTTTCTGGGCATACAAGATGCAGCTTACATTGCAAAAAGAAACAAGATGGACAGGGCTTTCGCTATAGCCCCGACTGCAAGTTGTTCATATAGAAGTAGAGATATTAAAGGTTTCACTGCAACACCAGAAATAGCTCCACCTATTGCACGTACTGTTGATAGGGATTCAGGGGAGTTTGGTGTAGAAACAGTTGAATATGGCGACGTAGAAATAGCCAGTCAAGTTGGCTGGGAGAGTTATAAAAAAGTAGCAGATCAGATAATGATTATGCTCGATAGAACAGGTTTGCTTCATGGCTATAGCTTCAACAGTTGGAGTGATATGGTGACTTACGATGAGGCATTTATAGAAGAGTGGCTAGATAGTCCACAAACTTCTCTCTATTATTCTCTACAAGTAATGGGAGACACGCAGGATAAGACAGATGCTTATGCAGCATTGTCAGATACTGCTGTAGATGATTACTTAGCAGACATAATGAGCAACAAACCAGACGAAATAACTTGTGATTGTCAGCAATGAATCCCTATATAAAACTTCTAAGTCGTAAAAGAACTTGGACACCAGTACAAACATCTAAAGGAAAATTAAAAGAAGGTGCAGAAGAAACCATCTACCGTGCTCTTGCAATACGCCATATGGAGTTACCAGTTGGCGCGTTCATTACAGAAGCACTTGATAAAAATGTTCCCGACTCTGCCAGAGCACTTCTAGAGTCAAACGTTAAGGATGAGATCAAGCATGATCTTGCTCTTGGTTATATCACCAACGCATTAGGCGTAGATGAAAAAGCCGAAGCCGAAGCACTACGCCTACGGGCAGCTTGGGAAGAGCATCCAGACCACACAATTTGTAAAGCGTTAGTAGCAGAGAGAGCAATCTTTTTTGTTCTACTACCATTCTTTAGATTTTGTGGTGACGCAGGATTGAGAACAGTATCAGCAGATATATCTAGAGACGAGCAAGTACACGTAGCAACTAACAGTTTGGTATGTGCAGAGCTAGGTCTCAAGCCAAGTAAATCGTTAGACCTTCTACGTAAGGCAACAATTAACTGGGTAATGCAACCTTTAAAACAAAGTTCCGATAAATATTTGGACAAAAAATTTTGGCTCGATGCTTCAGACAGACTTATGTACGAAGGCAAAGCACCAGAATTTTCTCAGACTAAGGCAGCTAGAATGCCTGCATTTTTTGAACACTCGAATGTCAATCTCCCTCAATACTCTTAAGCTGCACAACGACAGACTTGATGAGTTATTAAAGAAGTTAGAACAGAACTTCGGGTGGAAACCAGTTCACCCAACAGAAGATATAAACACAATTATGTACAGAGCTGGTCAAGCCAGCGTCATTGAGTACATCAAATCAATAGAAGAGGACGAAATCTAATGTGCGTATTCGGAGGGGGTTCAACCCCTGCACCACCACCACCATTACCACCAGCTCCACCACCACCTTTACCTCCTACACCAACAGCACCACCTCCTGATCCAGTCATCAAGGATGTGAACCCACAGGTAAAGAGAGCTAAAGATGACCGTGGTAATAAAAATAAAAACCAATACTCAAAAGGTACAGGTTCGTTAAGGATTAAATTAAATCCAAAAGTAAATACAGGTACAGACCAAACAACTGGGGGACTTAACTAATGTTAGCCCGTGAGAGATACAACCAACTGGCAACTGATCGACAACAATTCCTAGACAAAGCCGTTGATTGTTCAAAACTCACGTTACCTTATTTAATTCAAGACGATAACTCTTCAAGACCTACACATGAAGTTCTAAATATTCCTTGGCAAAGTGTGGGAAGTAAGTGTGTTGTGACTTTAGCTGCAAAGCTTATGCTCGCAACCCTTCCTCCCCAAACTAGCTTTTTCAAGTTACAAGTTAGAGACGATAAGTTAGGTGAAGATATACCAGCAGATGCGAGAGCAGAATTAGATCTATCTTTCTCCAAGATGGAGCGTATGGTCATGGACTACATCGCTGCATCGAATGACAGAGTTGTTATACACCAAGCACTTAAACATTTAATTGTTGGTGGTAATGCTCTTTTATTTATGGGTAAAGATGGTATAAAAAGCTATCCATTGAATAGGTATGTCGTCAATAGAGATGGAAATGGTAACGTCCTAGAAATAGTTACAAAGGAATTGATAAGTAGAGATGTTCTCGGCTATGACATTCCAGTCAAGACCCCGAACACTGGTATCGACGAAACCAAAGGACCAAAACCTGATGATGTCGAAGTTTACACGTGCGTGAAACTAAATAACGGCAGATGGGAATGGCACCAAGAGGTAGAAGATATGATTATTCCCGGTACACGTAGTACAGCTCCTAAGAATGCAAGTCCATGGCTCGTCCTGACTTTTAATTCTGTTGATGGAGAACAGTATGGACGTGGCAGGGTAGAAGAGTTCCTCGGCGATCTTAAATCTTTAGAAGGTTTGTCACAAGCATTAGTCGAGGGCGCTGCTGCTGCCAGTAAGGTAATTTTTCTGGTCAGTCCCAGCTCAACCACCAAACCAGCAACTATTGCAAAGGCTGGAAATGGAGCCATCGTACAAGGCAGGGCAGAAGATGTACAAGTTGTACAGGTTGGTAAGACAGCCGACTTCTCAACTGCTGCGAACATGGCACAGAGTATTGAACGAAGGTTACTAGAAGCTTTCCTTGTTATGAATGTAAGGCAAGCAGAGAGAGTAACAGCAGAAGAAGTACGACTTACACAATTAGAACTAGAGCAATCATTGGGTGGAATATTCTCGTTGATTACTACACAGTTCTTATTACCTTATTTGAATAGAACACTTCTAGTTTTACAGAGAAGTAATGAAATACCTAAGTTACCTAAAGATATAGTCAGACCAAAAATTGTTGCTGGTATAAATGCTTTAGGACGTGGACAAGATAGAGAAGCACTCACTATGTTTGTACAAACTATTGCACAGACACTAGGACCAGAGAGCTTGATGCAATACATCAATCCTTTGGAAGCTATCAAACGTCTTGCTGCTGCACAAGGTATAGATGTACTTGGATTAGTTAAGACTGAAGATGAACTATCTGCACAGAAGGAAGAGATGATGCAGAACAAACAGAACCAGACACTACTTGAACAAGCTGGTCAGTTCGCTAACTCACCTATGGCAGATCCAAAAAATATGGATCAAATGGCACAACCACCTGAAGAATAATGTCAGAAACACTTTCATATGATAATACTCCTGACACAGAGGTCCTTACTCCAGAGGAGCAGGACTCTCTACAAGTAGGAGAAAAAATGGTAGCCGAACAAGAAGGGCTACTTGCAGGAAAATATAAAAACGCAGAAGATTTAGAGTCTGCATATATAGAGTTACAAAAGAAACTTGGACAACAAGACGAAGATGGTGACGTTGACGAAGGAGAGGCAGAGGAGTATGAAGAGGAATTATCTGAAGATGCTCCTGCTGTTTCACTCATAAACGAAGCGTCAGCAGAGTACTACGCCAACGATGGCACCCTATCAGAGGAAACGATTGCTAAATTTTCTGAAATGAGCAGTCAAGATTTAGTGAA